TCAAAGCCAAGGGTATGGCAATGGGCGGCAAGGTAAAGTCCAAAGGTTACGCTATGGGTGGCCGAGTTAAGTCTAAGGGCATGGCAATGGGCGGCAAGGTCAACACTAAAGGCATGGCAATGGGCGGTAAGGTTCAGGGCTTTAGAAATGGCGGCGCAGTGATGGTTAAGACCAACCAGAAACCACATATGAGTTAAGGCCATGACAGTATCAGGATCCAGGGACTTCAACCTCGATGTCGGTGAGGTTATCGAAGAAGCATATGAACGCTGCGGGATTGAAGTTCGCACTGGGTATGATGCTCGTACCGCTCGTAGATCGTTAAACCTTATGTTCGCTGATTGGGCGAACAGAGGGATTAACATGTGGACGGTTAAATCGGAAACGGTAACTTTAACGCAAGGGACTAGCGCAGTAACGTTGGCCGCGGATGTTGTTGATGTCCTAGAGATTGTGTTGCGCCGAGATGGAACAGACTTTGAGATTACAAGAATTAGTCGTGGGGAATATGTCACTCTTCCTGACAAGACTACTCAGGGTCGGCCCAGCCAGTTTTATTTTGATCGTCAGATTACGCCTATCTTAAATCTTTGGGCAACACCTGAAAACTCTACAGATCAACTGGTTTACCATTATGTTCGTCGCATTGATGATGCAGATACGCTGGTTAATACAACGGACATGCCGTTTAGGTTTTATCCTTGTATGGTAGCTGGCTTGGCGTATTACATTGCAATGAAGAGAACGCCAGATCGTATTCAAATGCTAAAGACTGTCTATGAGGAGGAGTTCCAACGAGCGTCTGATGAGGATGAAGACCGAGTTCCGTTAAAGTTACAGCCTAGCTTCCAATACTTGAGGGTCTAATATGCCATACGCCTCTGACAAAAACGCTTATGGAATATCTGATCGATCCGGATTTCGGTATCGTCTGAAAGACATGCGTGTTGAGTGGACCGGAGCTAAGGTAGGTAAGGACGAGTTTGAAACAAAGCACCCGCAACTCTTTCCTCCTAGGGTTGGACCCGACCCTCAAGCCTTGAAGAACCCTCGGCCTGAGTCAGATTTAGACGCACAAAGAAATATTCAATACGGCTTTAACCCTGTTGGTGGCGGGGATGGAGTTTTAACGCCTAATAATCTTATTGCAGAAGGTTCTGTTGGAAAGGTCACGGTAACAACATGAGCTTCACATACTCCACACTTAAGACAGCAATTCAAGAATATACCGATAACGATGAAGCAGCGTTCATTCGTAATCTACCTTTGTTTATAAGAATGACAGAGGAACGCATTTTAAAAAACGTTCAACTTTCAGTGTTTCAACGGAATGCCTCTGGAACGTTAACCTCGGGCAACCAGTTCTTAACAACGCCTTCTGATTTTATTGCGCCGTTTTCTCTTAGCACCATCGTTAGCAGCAACAAGGTATTTTTGCTGTTTAAAGATTTAGACTTTGTGCAGACATACACTCCTGACCCTACTACTACAGGTGTCCCTATTTATTACGCGCAATTTGATGCGGACAACTTTATCGTGGGGCCAACGCCAAACAGTAGTTATGCTGTAGAACTTGCATATTTTTATAGACCTGCCAGTTTAACGGTGAGTACATTTACATTAACCATGACGAGTGTGTCAGGAACCTTTACAACCTCTGACACAATTTCGGGTTCAAGCAGCGGCCAATCCTCAGAGGTTACTGCGGTTCCTTCTTCTACGACAATTACGGTAAAAATACCCAGTGGATCTTTTACGGTTGGTGAGACTTTAACGGGTTCAAGTAGCGGCGCCACTGGCGTTTTATCTGTTATTGGAGAGGATGCCACCACTTCTTGGCTAAGTGACGATGGTCGTATGACTTTGTTGTACGGGTGTCTTTCCGAGGCATACACCTTTATGAAGGGGGACGCGAACCTCATGACCTTGTACGAAGGCCGTTTTAGAGAAGGTTTGTCTAGACTTAAAAACCTGGGCGAAGGCCAAGAAATTGCAGATGAGTATCGTTATGGTCCGATCAGGAAAGCTAGAACATGAACAATATGTCTTTCGGAGAGTTTAAGGTTGACGTTCAAACCACTAACAATCGTGGAGCAACTCCTGAAGAAGTGGCGCATCGTTGCGTAGGTAAGATCGTTGCTTTCTCTGAAGACGCGCATCCTACGCTGCGAGATCAAGCAATTGCCTATCGAGATAGCATTGAGAAGCTGTTGGTCATCTATATGAAACAGGCTATCCAAAGTGACCGTACTACGGTATATAATGCAATTAAAGAAGCGGGTCATCCTACGTTGGCCGAATATATAAGGAAAATGTAAATGGCATTCTCAGGAAACTTTTTGTGTACCTCGTTTAAAAAAGAACTGATGACGGCTACACACAATTTCACCGCAGCAAGCGATCAATTTAAGTTGGCGTTGTATACAAACAGCGCCAGTTTTAACGCAGCAACAACTGCTTACACCAGTAGCAATGAGGTTACTGGCACGAACTACACGGCTAAAGGAAACTTTCTAACAAGCGTAACGCCAACTACTAGCGGCACAACGGCGCTTACAGACTTTGCTGACGAGGTGTTTTCCAACGTGACAATTTCTTCTGTAAGAGGTGCGTTAATTTACAACGAGGCTGCAACGAGTGACCCTTCTGTTTGTGTGCTAGACTTTGGAGCGGACAAGGGCGCAAGCTCTGGTGACTTTACTATTGTTTTTCCTACAGCGGACGCAAGTAACGCAATTATACGGATAGCATAATATGGCAGTTGTTCTTGGAAATCGTGCAAAAATGTCCACCAGTACCACGGGTACTGGAACGATTACCTTGGGCAGCGCCCTGTCCGGGTATCAGACCTTTGCACAAGCTGGCATAACTAATGGTCAGACGGTCAGGTACGCGATAGAAGACGGCACTAACTTTGAGATAGGAAGCGGTGTTTACACCTCTAGCGGCACAACGCTTACCCGTTCTGTTACGGAAAGCTCTAATTCTGACAGTGCTATTAGTCTTAGCGGCAGTGCCGAGGTGTTTATCACTGCATCTGCGGCGGACATATTTGTTAATGATGGAGCTACTTCGCTAACCACGACAGGTGTTATTACGGGTGGCACGGTAGAGGCAACCAGTGACACGGCTGCGGGTGACAATGCCGCTATGGGCTATACCAGCGCAGAAGGTTTAATTCTGACGGGTCAAGGCAGCACGAACGACATAACCATTAAGAACGATGCGGACACTGCGGTGATTTCTATACCGACAGGCGGCACGAACGTTGATTTTGTTGGCAGTATTGATGTTGCAAATGTCGGCATTTCAACGGGTGTTATTGACCTAAAGAATGGTGGATCACAGTCTGTTGTTAGGTTTTATTGCGAGTCCAGCAACGCGCATTATGCTCAGATACAAGCTCCCGCTCACAGTGCTTTTAGTGGCAATACTACGCTTACGTTACCCGCGACTACAGATACAATCGCAGGGATTGCCGCAACGCAGACGTTTACTAATAAAACGCTTACCGCGCCTAAAATTAATGAAGATGTAGCAGTAACCTCAACAGCTACTGAACTTAATATTCTTGATGGGGTTACAACCACCACTGCCGAAATTAACTTAATAGATGGTGGTACAGCTAGGGGAACCACGGCGGTAGCAAGCGGTGACGGCATTCTAATCAACGATGCTGGCACAATGCGTATGACCAACGTAGACACTGTATCTACTTACTTTTCCAGCCACAGCGTAGGTGGAGGAAATATCGTAACTACTGGCGCGTTAAACTCAGGGTCTATTACATCTGGCTTTGGAGCTATAAATAACGGTTCAAGCAACATTACCACAACAGGCGTTGGAACTTTTGGTTCTTTAGACATTAGCGGCAACATAGATATTGATGGAACGACCAACCTTGATGCTGTAGATATTGATGGCGCAGTTCAGCTAGACGCCACTTTCACTGTAGGCGCTAACGACCAAGGATATGACGTTACATTGCACGGCGATACTGCTGCTAGGAATGTTGTTTGGGATAGTAGTGCAGACAGTTTGATATTTTCAGACAATGCCAAGGCTGTGTTTGGTGCTGGCTCAGATTTGCAGATTTATCACGATGGTGGAACTTCGTTCATAGAGGATGCTGGGACGGGTAATTTACAAATAAAAACTAACGGTGCGGAAATAGATTTATTTGCTGGCTCTGATTACATGATGAGAGCTTTTAAAGACGGTGCAGTTTCTTTATATTACGACAATGCAACTAAACTATCCACAACAGCCACGGGCGTAGAGGTAACAGGCGTAGCAACCGTAGGTGGCGCGTCGGTCAAAGTTGCTGGCAAAGAAAGCATTTATGTCCCTGCAACTGCTATGTATCCCAGCACGACCAATCCATGTTCTGATCTAACGCAAGTCGAGACAACGGCTCTTCGCCCTGATCTTAAAGTGTTGGACTTTGCTGACGGGGCTGATGACTTTGCTCAGTTCAGTGTAGCGTTTCCTAAGAGTTGGAATGAAGGCACAGTGACCTTTCAGCCGTTCTGGACGGTAACAGGGACAAATACAGGCACGGTAGCGTGGCAATTAGCGGGTGTGGCTATAACTAATGATGAATCTATTAACACAGCATTTGGCACTCAGGTAGCAACAACGGCGTTGGCCTTTTCTGGTACGTCAAATGATTTGATGGTAAGTGCAGAAAGTGGCGCAGTAACAATCGCGGGAAGTCCCGCAGCGGCGGATATGTGTTTCTTTCAAATTAACAGGGACATTAGCGCGGATACTCAAACAGGGGATGCTCGGTTATTGGGTGTTAAATTGTTATTCACGACTGATGCAGCGAACGATGCGTAGGGGAAGATATGTCAGGTTTTGGTTATAACGTCTTAGGTTTTGGGGCCAACGCTTCTAGTGCGGCTGGCGGGGCATCAGACGATCAGTTCAATCGTGTTAGTTTTCTGTCTCATTTTGACGGTGCAAACAACGGTGTAAACAATGTGTTTGATGATGGCTCTGCCAGCAACCACACAATCACTGCCAACGGCAATGCAACTCAAGGCAGCTTTGGGCCATTTGCTAGACCTGATGGTGAATGGGGTGTGTCGTTTGATGGTAGTGGTGATTATTTATCAATTGCCAGTTCAGCCGACTTTGCTTTAGGCACTGGTGATTTTACTGTTGAGTTCTTTGTTTATCATTCAACACTTCCATCTGCTACAACCTATTTTGATTATCGTTCTTCTCAACCTCAAGCGACTTTATATTTGTGGCTATATGGAGATACAGGTGCTCTTCAATTACATATTAATGGTACTACCCGTGCGTTTACGCCACCCTCTATGTTGGGTAGATGGGCGCACATAGCAATTGCAAGAAGTAGTGGCACAACAAAAACATTCGTAGACGGCACTCAATATTTGTCTTTTTCGGACTCTACTGATTACGTTCAAGGTAGCACTTTTACTATAAGCAAATTTTTTAATGGTAATGAAAATGTAAACGGTGCTATTTCTAACTTTCGTTGGATTAAAGGTACGGCAGTCTATACCTCTGCGTTTACAACACCAACAGCCCCACTAACAGCTATTACCAACACCAAACTATTAACCTGCCAAAGCAATAGGTTCGTTGATAACTCTGCTAGTGGTCACACAGTTACACCAGCAGGCAATGCAGCAGTCACAGCATTTGGCCCAATCCTGAGCAGCGCAGTGTATGACCCTGCAGTAAACGGGGCGAGTGCCAGCTTTGATATTGCTGCTACTACTAACCTTACAGCAGCAGATAGTGCAGATTGGGACTTTGGGAGTGATAATTACACTGTTGAGTTTTGGGTTTATCCAAGAACAACTGGAACAATCCAAGGTATGTTTAATCATTGGGGAGACTTCAGTGGAAGCAATATAGCTTGGTCTTTTGAATATCACTCCAACGGAGACCTTTTATATTATTTTAAAACTAATAATGGCATAACTACGTTGACGGCTACGGATGGTGCTACCTATGCAAACCAATGGATGTATGTAACAGCCGTTAGAAATAATAATGTTCATACTTTGTATTTAGACGGTGTATCAAAAGCGTCAGCTACGGATGCTGGTACTATGAACAACTGCACTGATGTTTTGCGTATAGGCGCATATCACGCAACCTATGGGTTTAATGGTGAAATCTGTGACGCCAGAATAGTCAAAGGCACAGCCGTTTATACAGGCAACTTCACCCCACCAACAGCCCCATTAACTGCCATCACTAACACCAAGCTGCTCTTAAACATGGCAGACGGTCAGGCGATTGACAGCGCAGCGCAGAATAATCTGACGTTAGTTGGCACAGCTAAAACTAGCACTGCTCAAACACTATATGGTACTGCGTCACTACTGCTGGATGGTAATAGTGATTTAGTAACATTGCCAGCGGACGCAGGTAGGCTTTCTGTGAGTAACGCACCAATAGATTTTACAATAGAACTTGCATTTAGACTTGCTGCCAATGTTGGTGGCACGCCCAATTCTATAATTGCTCGTTGGGAAACTAGCGGTGCTAATCGTAGTTGGATGGTGCGTATGGATAATGTTAGTTCAGAAAATAAAATAAAGTTTTTTGACAGTTCTACTGGAAGCAACAATGCTTCTACAACTTTTTCCACTGCATTTAGCAGCGAAACTTGGTATCAAATCGCTCTCGTTAGTGCCTCTGGAGCCGTCAAACTTTACGTCAATGGCACTGCCGACAGTACAACTCATACTTGGACAACAGGTGTTTTTAACGCTCCTTACGATTCTACTGCTTTATTAAGTATTGGGGCTAATGTGCCAAGCAGCCCAGATAATTTTTTCAACGGCAATATTGACGAGGTGAGACTTAGCAAGTTTGCCCGTTACACCAGTGATTACACAGCACCGACCAAAGCGTTCGCAGATAAAGGACAATAGACATGATGATAGCACAATTAAGTGGCAGTACGATTGTTGCGGTTGGGGATCACACTGCGTTGTTTCCTAACACACGTTTTTACAAAGGTGGTCCAGACTCAACGTGGATGGCTAATCATTCCTGCGTAGATGTAGTGAAGTATTTAGCTTATGACCCTGCCACGCAGAAGAGCGAAGTCGTTACGCCATATTTGTTAGATGGCAAGGTGTACACGCGCCGTGTTGTGAACATGACGGATAGTGAAAAGACTGCTTATGTTGCAAGCCAAAACGCAGCGGCAGCGCAACGCAATCGTGATGAGCGCAATAGGCGGTTGGCTAATTGTGATTGGGTGGTGACCAAGGCGCTTGAAGCTGGCACCACTGTACCGTCTGCTTGGTCAACGTATCGCACCGCCCTGCGAGATATTACCACACACGCCAACTGGCCCAACCTAACAGGGCCGAATATGGACGGTAGCGGGGGCGATTGGCCCACAGAGCCTAGCTAATGTTAGGGTTTGCCCCACTAACTGACAACTCCATAGCGGGGTTTGGTAATGTTCCTGTAGATACCGCTGTAACGGGCGTGGCAGGAACAGGGGCTGTTGGAACTGTTGCAGTTGGCGCGGTAGTTACGGTCACGGGACCGTCTGCGGGAACAGCTTCTGTTGGTACAGTTACTTCAACTGGTGACGCCAATGCTACCGTGACGGGTCTTTCGGCTACGGGTTCAGTTGGATCAGTTCTTGTTTGGGGGGAAATCACACCCTCGCAAAATTCAAACTTCTCTGCTATAACTCCCTCACAAACACCGTCTTGGACGGACATTGCGGCATAGGATAATGACATGGCTAGTACATATGTAAACGATCTAAGGTTAGAAGAGATTGGTACTGGCGAAGCGTCTGGTACGTGGGGAACTAAAACAAACGTAAATTTAGAACTTATTGGTGAGGCGTTTTCTTACGGTTCTGAGGCCATAGCGGATGCGTCCACACACACTATTACAATGGCTGACGGCACTTCGGATCAAGCCCGTTCATTCTATCTTAAATGTACTGGCGGCGGTCAGGCTTGCACAGTCACTCTTGCGCCCAACACCGTTTCTAAGGTTTGGCTGATTGAAAACGCGACAAGTGCAACGCTAACCTTTTCTCAAGGATCAGGGGCCAACGTTGCAGTAGCCGCTGGTGAAGTAAAAATGATTGCAACGGATGGTCAGGGTTCAGGGGCCGTTGTTTATGATTTGCTGACAGATGTTAACTTGGCGGGAACCACGGCTCTTGCAACTTTAAAGCTCGGTGGCACAACGGTTACTTCTACGGGTGCTGAATTAAACCTTGTTGACGGATCGTCGGCAGGAACAATTGTTAACAGCAAAGCGGTTATTTATAGCAGTGGTGGTCAGGTTAACGGCACTACTCTGGCTATCGCGGGTACGGAAATTACTTCTACTGCGGCAGAGCTAAACTATAACGACACAGGCGCGGCTGTTGGTACGGTTGTAGCAAGTAAAACTGTAACGGCTGATGCCAACAAGGATGTGGCAAGCCTGCGTAATCTTACGCTTACAGGCGAGTTAGATGCGGCTACACTAGATATATCAGGCAATGCTGACATTGACGGCACGTTAGAAGCAGACGTTTTAACGGTTGATGGCGTTGCTGCTAAAGTGGCAGGTTTAGAAACTATATACGTGCCTGCAACAGCAATGTACCCCAACACCACCAGCGGCTGTGCTGACATAGCTCAAGTTGAATTAAGCAATGGGCCTGAATTAAAGTGCTTGGACTTTGATCCAAGTTCCGATGAAAACGCACAGTTCACAGTATGTTTTCCTAAATCTTGGAATGAGGGAACGATCACGTTTCAAGCCTTTTGGACCGTCACGGGAACAGATACAGGCACTGTAGCTTGGGGATTGTCAGGCGTAAGCATAGCAGATGATGCTTCAGTAAATACTGCCTTTGGAACTAATGTGGTAGCCACGGCAAAGGCTTTCAGTGGAACCTCTAACGATATGACTGTTTCAGCGGCTAGTGGCGCGGTAACAGTGGCTAGTGCCGCAGTGGACACACAAACATACTTTCAAATTATGCGAGACGTTTCTGCAGATAGTCAGGCAGGAGATGCTAGACTTTTAGGAATAAAACTTTTCTTTACTACAGATGCAAAGAATGATGCCTAATGCCCTTAACAAAGCTACAGTTTAAACCCGGAATAAACAGGGAAACCACTTCGTACAGTAACGAAGGTGGTTGGTTTGATGGCGACAAAATACGATTTCGCATGGGTTTTCCTGAAAAGATAGGCGGTTGGATAAAGAACTCTAACAATGCTTTTTTAGGCACTTGTCGTGCACTTCATGCTTGGGTGGCTTTATCGGGTGAAAAATACATAGGTGTTGGAACAACCTTAAAGTATTATATAAGTGAGGGCGGAACATACCACGACATAACCCCTCTTAGAGTTGCATCTTCCTCCGTTACCTTTGCGGGGGGAGCCGATACGTTAAATGGAGCCATTACAGACTCGGCACAATCTATAACTTTGAACAGTGCTAGTGGATTTCCTACAGGTGGTGGTCGCATTCTGATTGGCTCAGAACAAATAACGTATGGCGGAGTTAGCAGTGCGATTTTGACAGGATGTGAACGCGGGGTTAACGGAACGACTGCGGCGGCTCATTCTGACAGTGCCTCGGTAACATGTTGCACAATTTCTGTAACAGATGCGGACAATCATGGTGCTTTAGAGAATGACTTTGTAACTTTTACAAATGCAGCAAGTCTTGGCGGGGTAATAACTGCAAACGTTTTAAACCAAGAGTACCAAGTAACGCACGTAGTTAGTGCCACTGTTTTTCAAATTGAGGCTAGGTCTGTTGCATCTATTGAAAGCATCACTACGACCTCTGGATTAAACCCTACTTTTGTTTTTGCTAACACTAGCGATACAGGAAATGGTGGTGGGTCATCTGTTGGAGCGTATCAAGTCAACACGGGATTAGACACCTCTGTTGGTGGTACAGGCTGGGGCGCAGGAACATGGGGTCGTGGAACATGGGACTCAGCGTCAACACTTGCAGCAGGTGGTTCTACCTTGCGTATTTGGAGCCACGATAACTTTGGCGAAGACCTGTTAATAAACGTTCGTGATGAAGGTATATTCTATTGGGACAAGTCTGGTGGTATTACGGCAAGAGCGGTTTCTCTTGCAAGTTTAGGTGTAGCAACAGATAATATTCCGACCATTGCAAAGCAGGTATTAGTTTCAGACAAAGACAGGCACATTATAGCTTTTGGTTGTGACCCAGAAACAGCGATAGGTACACAAGACCCTTTGCTTATTCGTTTTGGCAGTCAGGAAAGTTTTACTGATTGGGCGGCTAAAACCACAAACACCGCAGGAGATTTACGCATTGGGTCTGGGTCAGAAATTGTAACGGCCGTTGAGACTAGACAACAAATTCTAGTCTTTACCGATGTATCTCTTCATGCCATGCAGTTTCTTGGACCGCCGTTTGTATTTGGTATAAACACAATTTCTGAAAACATAACAACAGCGGGTCCATTGTGCGCTATAGCAGTGAACGACAACGTCTTTTGGATGGGGCGCGAAGAGTTTTATATTTATTCGGGAGCGGTACAAAAACTGCCCTGTTCAGTTAAAGATTATGTCTTTTCTGACTTTAACCAAGATCAAATTGAAAAAGTTACAGCAGCAAACAATAGTTCTTTTTCTGAAATATGGTGGTTTTATCCGTCTGCAAGTAGTGAAGAAAATGATAGATATGTTATTTTTAACTACGAACAAAACATATGGTATTATGGAAACCTAGGCAGAACGGCATGGATGGATCGAGGCGTAGACGAAAACCCAATTGCCGCTTCAACAGACCATTATCTATACGATCATGAAAGTGGTTTAGATGATGGAAGTAACGCGCCGGCTACTGCCATAACTTCTTTTATAGAAAGCAGCCAAATGGACTTAGGGGAGGGAGATCAGTTTGCGTTCTTGTCTCGATTAATTCCAGACATTACATTCCGTGACTCTACTTCCAACACTCCTACAGCGACCTTTACTCTTAGTGCTAGGAACTATCCTGGGGGGCCGTACCTGCAAAACGAAGCAGATTCTGTAGTTAAAACGGCCTCGGCTCCAGTAGAACAGTTCACCAATCAGGTTAACACACGGCTTCGGGGTAGATCTTTTAATTTAAAAGTTGAAACAGAAGCGGTAGAAACCACATGGCGATTGGGAACACCAAGGGTTGATGTTCGTCCAGATGGGGGTCGTTAATGTCTAGGAATCTTGTACGTCCGTTCTTTCCCATACCGCCGCAAGAATACAATCAAAGTTACTTTAATGAAGTGATCAGGGCGTTCTCTGTTTATCTTGATCAGATGCAAAACCCTGGAGAGGGAAGGCACACAAAACTGGTACTGACGGATTTGCCAAAAAGCGACCAAGGATTAGAGCCCGGATCTTTGTTTGAATACCGAAATGCTGCGGGTGATATGGGCTATATAAAGATAGCTACTGCTGATCAAACTAATTTGCTAACTGTATCGGCAACGGGTGCCGTTGGGTCTGTTACTGTAACTACATAAAGGCGTGGAAAAGAAAACTACGTTCTGTTAGTATGACGTTAAAAGGATTTAAGCCATGGGTCTTATAAAATCATTAGCTGGGTTAGCCGGCCTTGCAGTTGGCGGACCAATGGGCGCAGCTCTTGCTGTAGGCGCTACCGAAGCCGCGCAGGGTGGAGACTTTAAAGACATCTTGGGCAGTGGTTTAAAAGGGTTTTTTGGAGGCTCGGCAATTACCTCTGGTATAGGCGCCCTCCAAGGTGCCGGCCTAATGAACACTGCAAGTCCCGCGGCCTTGGCTCAAGCAGGGGGTGCGGCGGGTAAAGCAGTACCTCTCAGCGGAATGGGTGGCGGCGGTGGCGGTGGGATTGCATCTCTGGGTCGAAACATTTTTAGCGGTGGACCTGCCGGCGGTGGCGGAACAGGCTTGATGGGATTAATGAGAGACAACCCGTTGATTACTGCACTGGCGTTACAGGCTTTTGATGAACAACAATATCCAGACGGTGTTAAAACCAGCACTCCTCTGCAAGAAAGACAGTTAGCCACTGGAGAAAGACTGCCTGACTATGAGGGCAGGGTGTTTACTCCTATGCGTTACGCCGCTCAAGGGGGCATGATCGAAGGACCAGGGACCGGCACCAGTGATGATATCCCCGCAACGATCTACCAAAACGGAGAGCCGGTACAAGAAGCACGGTTGTCTGACGGTGAGTTTGTTCTTCGTGAGAAGGATGTTCTGGCGGTTGGTGATGGGGACAGAGAAAAAGGCGCCGCTCGATTGTACGCGATGCAACGGAATATAGGATAGGGCCATGGCTGATCAGACACAAACCGTTCAACAGTTGCAACTCCTTCCGGGCTACCAAGAGAAGTACCTAAAAGATCTGTTGGCTAACGTATCATCAATTAGCGAGAAATCTCCCCTTGCAGATGTAGCCGCACCTGATGTCATGCAGTTTACCCCCAACCAGCTAGAGGCAATCCGCCTTGGTCGGGCAGGGATTGGCGCCTACGAGCCCATGATGCGGGAAGCAGAGGCTAGCTTTGATACAGCGGGAACAGCATATGACTCTGGTATTTCTGCACTAGGCGGAACCATGGGTGGTTTTGATCTAAGCGGCTATGCTGGTGATGTGACCGAGGGCCAAGAAGGACTGCGCGGAACAACCCGTACCTTTGCAGATAGCGCCGATCAGTACATGAACCCATACGAAGACGCTGTTGTTCAACAAGCGTTGGCCGATATTCAACTGGCTGGACAGGAACGTGCTGCCAAGATTGGTGGCGCAGCGGCTGGGGCTGGGGCTTTTGGCGGATCTCGCATGGGTGTAGAGAATGCCATGCTTAATCGAGACATCCTAGCACAGTCGGGCAGAACCGCTGGGCAACTACGTCAGACCGGATATGAAAGCGCACGTAAGGCGTTTGAGGATCAGATGGCGCGAGAAGGTCGGGCTGCTACGGGCATCGTGAACATGGGCAGTGATTTGGCAAACAAGGGCATGTCTGCTTTTGAAAACCAGATGAACCGCGGTCAACAGGCCAGCCAGATCTTTGGGCAACTGGGTCAGGGTATTGCCGGCTTGGGTGCTAAGGAAGCAGCCTTGGGAGACATGGCGCAGAAGTCAGCGCAGAGTGACGTTAACGCTCTATATAACATCGGGTCGTTGGAGCAACAGCAACAACAGCGTGAGTACGATGTACAGCGGCAAGGACAGATGGAACAGGCTTATGAGCCGTACAGAAGGTTTGGCTTTATGTCTGACATCTTCCGGGGTGTTCCGTCTACTAGCAGCACTTTATCGCAAACCACTGTGCCATCACCCAGCCCACTTAACGCTGTCATGGGCAACGCGATGGGACTTGGAGCCTATCAGAACTTTTCCGGTTATAGTTAAGGGATCAACGTTATGCAGAATGAGGTCTTTAATCGGAGGTTGTTTCAACGCAAAGATGGCGCTCGGACGCGGCTTAACCAACTGGCTAGGGCCGATCAGCCTTCGGGCATACTTGCATCCAGCCAACCCTTGATTGATGA